CTACGAGATCGTCGATGCGATCTTCGAGTCTTTGGATATCTGCCATTGTAAATCGTTTTGCTTCTAAGATTGCAGAAGACATATCAGATTCGTTCAATGTAAATCCATTTAAGAAAAAGTTATAAATTGGTAATGTGCCGTCAGGAATCGCTGGTAATTGCGGATCATGTGAAGGTACACCTTCAATGTAATTCACAGATCCTCTTGGAAGATGCGCACTAACATCTTCAGATGAGATAACCAGTCTATCAGCTCTTGGGAGATAGTAAACAGCATTGACATCAAACGTATCAGCATTCACTGGAAGATCGTGTACGATTGCCGCGCCACCACCTGCCGAATCAAATGTGTATTGCATTACACCGGCGGAGTCAGCTAAGATACCAGCCACCGGCCGGAAGTCCAAGTAGTCTCTAAGATTAATGGTCTCACCAGTGCTTAAGCGAAAGTCAGGAATACCCGCATAACCAACACTATCACCAGTTGGATATGAAGTCATATCAAAGTGGCTACCTGTGCTTGTGTTATGCGTAAAGTAACGATAGCGAATAAACGCGTTTGCACCAGTTGGAAGTGTTGCGTCTGATTTCTTTATGAGTCGGCCGATGCCATAGTAGTTATCCCGTTGCCCGTTGTCTACAGTAAAGAAACTACTAATGTCAGTACCACCAGCGGTATTAAGTGCAATCTCTTCAACTTTGTAGATGTCAGCTTTACGTAGTGATAAGAACTTTGTGCCGTTACCATCAGAATCCAAGTCAGTTGTCATGTTAAGCGTTAAGTTATTTGATGCTAGTGACTTAGACTTAGCCGAGAAGTTAGTTGGACCCTTCTTAGTCTGTAAAGCATAGATGTCAAGAGTCTGTGTATTACCACCACCTGTACGATTGAATTCAGTACTAGATGCTAACGTGGCGTCGATTGTAACACCTGTTGCGATCTTACCAGATGTATTCGTAACAATCCATGACGAAGATCTTGTAAAGGTATCAGCACCTGAGATTGGTTGGTTAGAAGCTAGAACACCACTCGAGTTTGTAGTGACTGTGTATTTCTTTTGAACCACAATATCATTAGCAGCGACATAATTAATTGTTGAAGGTCTGGATTTTGATAGTTCAAATAAGAGAGAGTTGTTTGACGTTCCTCTTGTAACCGCTCGGTTATCATCTAATTTAATTGAGATGTAGTCTTGGTTACCAGCACCGATAGCTTTTGCGTTAGCAAAGTTACTTCCAGGTCTCATTAGAATATCATATAAGTAAGCTCTATGATCCGCACCATCTTCCTCATAGTGTCTGATTCTTGCTGTACCGATTGTGTTTGGAGCTGCACCTGCACTATCAAGTGTACCATCAAATATCAAAGACTCGGCATGGAGTTCTGGAAGATTATAATTTGAGTCAAACAGAACATAGTTACCGTATGCAGCAACCACTGTATCTCCATCGGCCGCCAGTGTAGTTTGAGCCTTAGGTACAGTAATAGCTTCATTTGGTGTTGCGATTCTGTAACCCTCAACGTACGCGATACCACCAGTTACATCAAGTGATAGATTTGAATCGTTTAACGCATCAAACTTAGCAGTGTATGGCTTAACAATATAATCACCGGATTCTTCTTTTGTGCGCCGCGCGATTGTATCAAGAATAATATTATATGAATTATCCGTTGTGATCTCTTTACCAATTTTACCAGCCACGATCTTTGAAAGGAACACAAAGTTTTCACCAGCAGCGAGTTGATCGCGTGTCGTGAGTACAAGCCTAATACGATATCGGGACGCACCAGGCGCAGCTGTATTTGGTGATGCACCTTGGTTGTCGAAAAGAGCATCGTTATCTGTTTCATCAACTATATCTTGTACAAGTTTAAACCCAAGATCTTTTGTTGAGCTAGTGTCATACTTACTAACGAAAGCTGACTGTGCTTTTGCAAAAACAAAGTGACCCTGTACGTAGAATGACCCCTTTTGAATAGACGCTTCTTGACCAACACCTGTAGCTGCAGTTGAAGCAATTGTGAGTGGATCAAGAGTGGCACCGGTGTGAGTAAGTGTACCACCGTTTGCACAGCGAACTTGATCTGTGCCAGCTGTTCCTGTTAATGTATCAACATACTCAACGTAAATCGTATCGGGATCGGAACCCGTAGCCTCAACAGCTTTGAGAACTTTAACCTTAATACCATCACCGTCAACAAAAGTTTGATTCACTACAGTTGAAGCATTGGATGGTAGAGCACCAGCAGTCAGCTTGATGAACTCTCTGTTATTCAGTGTTATGTTACCACCGCTGACCTTACCACCTTCTCTGAAGATATTGGTACCGAATCTTTCGAGCTCAGCTTGAATAATAGTCTGCATCTGTGTAAGTTCGCGCGCTTGCAAAGCTCTACCAGAATTAAAGAGTATCCGATGAAAGTTATCGGAGTCTTTAAAGTCATCCTTAAAGGTAGTCGCGAAAGTGTTAGTTGTAAATGTAGTTGCCATTCTTTACACCGTGATTATGACTTTAATGTCTTCAGTTTGAGCCGAAGATCTAACTATTCTCGCTCTGTTTTCTAAATACAGTAGATCACCAGAGTATATATCAATAGCGTCAGCAGCCCCGTGCGGAGAAGTACTAGCAGCAAACCCTTGTACACCAGTTACGTTACCGTTAGCGAGTGTCTGATAAGAAGAGTCAATCGTGCCTGATCCACCTGAAGAACCAGTAATCGTTTCACCATCTCTGAATCTGTTATTAACAGTCTTTTCATTCTGGTGAATACGTAGTATCTTACCACCGTTAGAATCAACCTCATCAATAAATGCTGTAGCACCTGATGTTCCACCAGTAATTTTCTCGTCAACCACAAATCCAGTCGTAGACAAGGCTGCTGTTGTTCGAATCAATCTACCAACTTTCAATGAAGCCGCGGTAAGTAAACTACCTGCATTAGCCGAGTCAGTGATCCGAGTAGGATTCTGCAATAATGTAATTTGTCTGAAATCGTTAGTAATATTAAACGTATCATTCTCAGTACCGTCTGTCTTAGCGTTCATCATGATACTGGATGATTTTAGATCTTTACGAGCATCAGCACCGAATCCATCTCTTGGACCGATGATTGGTCTAAGTGTAGCGTTACCAGTTACCGTTGCGGAAGCAAAGTCATATCCACGACCCATTCCACTGTCGAACGTTCCGGTCATCTCAACTTTTACGATAGCACCACCAGATATAAAGGCGGTTGCTGATGCGGCTTCACCTGAGTCGTTATTACCACCGAAGGTAATCGTTGGTGCAGACGTATAACCATCACCACCATTCACGACTTCAACACCCATGATTTGACCTGGAACAGCTGTGCTTTGAACGTTCTTTTGTAGAATCGTAAACGCGTTAGTAGAAGCTGAGTCAACAGTAATTTTCTGAGTCGGGATAAATGCCGAAGTCAAGAAGTTAGTCGCGTCACCCGCTGAGATTGAATACAAGAACTTCCAACGGTATCCATCTGAAGTTTTAAACGAATGATTCGCATTTGCTGCTTCGTTGGTATAACTCGGTTTCACAGTTGAGGGATTAGGACTACCAGTAGCAGACTTACTTTGTTGTAAACAAATGTAGACTTCGTTATCTTCAGTTAAGACGTAGTATGGGTTTGTTGAATAACCAACCTGTTTATCGTTCCAGGCATCGTATGTCGTGCCAGATGTCCAGTTATTACGAGTTACGACAAAAGACTGCGCCGTAACTTTCTTAACTGACTCCATATTGCCTCTAGCAATTCTGTCGTCAAACTGATGTCTTAATGGCGTAATGGTAGTATCAGAAGAATCGTACTGATCTGTCTTACCGATACCTATATAGAATTCATTGGCATCACTTGCGTTACCAAGCTCAGTAAAGAGATCTTCAGCGATCTTATGTTTAAATGAGTCTGTTACAATTGCTGTCATATTATGCCACCGTCGTTACTGATTGATTGCCTACTAGGAACCAGTTGGATCCGTCCCAGATACATGTTGCTCCTTCGTTTTGAGCAATCGCAAAACTTGTACCGGCGGCAAAACTAGCTGGAGTGATAGTTGCTACACCGGCGCCTTTATTCGTAAATATTTTATATTCACCAGTTGTTGTGCCATTAGCCAAAGACACTGCGAGGGCTGATCCTTTATTACATATGATCATAGTAGCCGCGGTTGATGCAGCACCATTCGCTGTGATCTCAACTGCTTCATAAGCAGCCTTACTTATTTCAACTGAACCTGTACCTTTTGCGTTCAAATTTAAGTTAAGGTTTGTCGCTGTTCCCGTTGCGTTAACCTGAACGGCATTTGTACTAGCAGAGTTAATAACTGTAATTTCATTCACAGCTGAGCTAGTTGCGGTTAACTTAATTGATTCATTACCGTTTGCATCGTTAATTGATGTAGTGATAGATGGTGTGGTGATTGCTGGACTCGTGAGAGTTTTATTCGTAAGAGTTTGTACAGCTTCGTTTAATGTTACCACACCATTTGAATCTGGTAACGTGATCTTAACATCAGCACCTACGTTACTTGCAACCAAACGAGTTTCAAACGCATCCGCGGTAGCACCTTCAAATACTACAGCACTATCTTCTAAAGTTATTTGTGTAGACAGATTATTGCTATCGCTACCAAGTAGACGATAGATCTCAACGAAATTTTCATTTATCTTTTCACCAGCGGTTCGAAGAGTATCTCCAGTACCGTCGTTGGCTGATGATCCGATTCCTATATTTTGTCTTGCCATTTTCTAATCCTGTTTCTCTTATTTATATCGCAGAATCTGATGAAATTCGTGTAAATACATCATTGTCCATCGTTTCTACCGTCATAGCAAAGTCTGGTCTACCTGAGTTAGCGCTGTCATCAAATCTGAACGAGTTCGGATTGACCAAGGTCTTAATGTCATCGTAGTATTTAACGAACAAGTTAGCCGTGAGATCTGAATCCTGTGAGTATCTAAGAATCTCAGCCTGCTTAAAGTCGATACGGAATTGTACACCATCACTAGAATCTTGCAACCCTGTTGTTTCTCCAAACCCGGTACCAAGCAGAGACAAAGCTGCAGCCGCGGGCTCAACCGTGAGAGCCAATTCTTCAGAGTCAAGTGGGTTGTGTGTGACTACAGCTATTCCTGGATCTGCGGTTCCTGATAGAAGAACTTCACCGGCAAAATTAAATCCAGCTGGGTGAACAAATCTCTTATATAACAACTCATAGTCTGAGACCGAGATACCAGATTTTATCAGTATTGATAAAACCTGAAATATGTTATTGTCTTGAATCTTTTTAGCAGACTCGAATCCGATACGTGAATCTGCTACGATAAACATATCTCTCTTACCGTACTGTACATCAACTTCTTCTCCAAAGAATCCTCTAAAGAATCCTTCGGCTGAGACTCTGCCACCTTTCTGCTGATAAAAGTTACCAAGCAATCGAGCCATGAGTCTTGGCTTTTCAAAGAAACTCGCTCTTGTGAGACCGCTACCGATCTCACCGATAATCTCATCGAGTAAACCCAAGTCAACTTCAGCTGCGTCTCTCGAAGCAAACAAAGCTTGTGTTTGATGATGAAAGTTATTATCGCCTTCAGCACTATCTAAGAACTGATTATATTTTTCTAAGAAAGTTACAAGAGTTGAGTTATCCTCAATGTAGTACTCAGGCAAAACTTGAGTCGAGAACTCAGTAGAGATAACCGGATCTCTTCTATTTTTTTCTACCTTCATTCATCCGGCCTATACTGTTAGAGTCGTTTCTGTGTTTTGTTGATCGATAGTACCAATCGCGATGTTCTTAGTATTATCCACATTAAAGATATAATTTCTTAGAGGTTTAATCGTTTCTTGGTTAGCGGGAACTACTGAGATTTTTATCGAACCACCGGTGATCGCTGTGAGCGTTGTTCCAAATCCATTTAGTTTTATTGAACCATTTGATTCGTTATAAGTTCCTACGTTATCAACAATGACAGTTTCATTAGTTTGATCAAAAACTTCCATGATGTTGCTTGATAATCTATTTCTCAAGATACATGTGTTTCCACTGAACGTAAACGTAGAAGAAGTTACGATACGATTTACGTCATCAGGAGAGGCAATAAGCATCGGGAAATCAATCGTGTAATCCGCGGTTGTATTCAGCGATGGAGTAAAAGATCGTTGAACCTTCACGGTCGCTGCTGAGTTAAGAACCGCTGGGGAAAGAGCATCAATAGTAGCGAGAAGTGCTGACTTTCTAAACGTCTTATTAAATGTTCCAAGATTATCGGTAAAGAAAGTATTGACAGCAGACTTGATATTTTCTTGCTGCGTTTCAAGAGTCGTGCTCGTAAGATCTGGATCGAAATCAAAAGTCACTGTTACCTCAACAAGTGCGGTAATCGGATCTACAAATTCTGTATCGATAGACATAATAGCAAGATTATCAGTTACATCATTTCGAATCGCGTTCTTAGTAGTCGTTTGAACGTCAGACGTAATACCGTCTTTAAAGTCTAGAGATACGTATACACTACCTGTTTCTTTCGGAATGTTATCCTCACCACCCCAAGCTGCTACGGCGTCGATAACATTAGAGAACCTTTGTAAAATAATAGCTTTATAATCCTCGGCCGTTACCAGTCTTTGTTGAGAAGCGAAAACAAGTGGTGCATTCAACTTTATAGATTCTATCGATTCTTTTTCGGCTCCACCAGCTGAATTTGACACAACCGTAACTGTTGGAGTAACCGTTGTCGAGCCAATGGTGAGTGTTGAATCAGCAGTAAACGAAGATATTCCATTTGCATCCTCTCCATTTGGTGCTATGTAGGTGATTTCAATCTTATTACCTGAAGTTGGATTTTTTCCTAAAACGTTTCCTTCACCAAAAAGCACTTCAAAGAATCCGTTCGGAGTTTCACGCACGATGAATACCGTAGATTGTGATGTGATTCTAACAGCGTTCTCGATGTCTGTGTAAGTTGTGAATGAACTCGAAGATACTGTATCAAAAACTTTAACCTGCAGGGTTGATTTATCAACGTTAACGTCAGGTATTACGTATACTTGATTTTCAGTGACTTCACCTACAATGAAGTTTTTAGTCTTTCTTGTGCCTTCCTTGATGGTAATGTTTGATAGACCATTGTCGTCTTTAAAAGTAAAGTTACCGGATCCATCATTCGTCGCAGTAAATGCTTCGGTTGTCTGAAAAGTAAAAGACGTGTCGCCAAGTGTACCAGTAAATTCTGTGTTTATAGGAAGAGTAGCCGATGCGGTAACTGTATCCGAAGTCGCTGCCGTAATAGTAACAACAGCGGATGAGGCTGTCTTTGACGAAGCGTAGTAACCTAGTGTTTCTGCATGCGAGACAACCGAAGATCTCAATTGTGCAGATTTTAAGAATGACTCGTTAATGGCAAAGTTAGCTGTTAGACCATTGAGATGAGTGTTGTACGCTAGAACATCTAAGATATTCGAGAGACCCGATGCATCAAAATCGTAATCAGCAAATTCCGGCTGAGCTTGAAAAAATGTTTTTAAGTTTGACTTGATTGTATCAAAATCAAGATCGGAAGATCTTATAACAGCCATTACCTTGCCCTCACTAGGTCTATTACTATTTCTTGTGTTTCAGCCACGTTTACTACTTGAAATTTAACCTTTACAGTTACTCTGTTATCATCAGGCTTTATGTCTGCTATAACCTGGCGTAATATTGCACGAGGTTCGTGATTCGCTAAAGCCTGTGCTACCGCGTCTTCTATATCTTCATTATCAAACTCTGTATCTAGATTAAATAAGAACGCGTTTAAGTTTCCACCAAAGAATGGTTCAAATGGTTTATCACCAAAGTTAGTCAGCAGTAGATTCTTTACTGCCTGTTTCACCGCCGCTGCATCGTTCTTCTTGAATACGTCATTATTCGATTTTCTAGCAAACGTTAGATCGATGTCACTATAGGTTTTTGATCTGCTGGTAAGAATACTAGCAGTTTGTAGGTTACCATCTTCTGTCGAAAATACACGTGCCATGAGTCTATTTATACCTTATCCAGCGAAAACATTCGAAGAACCTGCTGCTACTGATGTACAACCACTTATACCATCTCCAACTCTTCCGCATCCTTTACCATTGACGAACACTGTAGTTGATCCGGTTGCTATACCAGCTGCGTGTGATGGACAAGGTGGAATATTTGGTGGAAGCAAATGAGTAGTGTTTAAATCACCCTGTCTACTTACTCCAATATTATTCACAAAAACGTCAGACGATCCTTGTGCTCTAGTCATAGCAGAACAATGTGTAACATCTGCATCGCCTATTCTCGTAACTGCTGGCATTACCTTGTTTCTCTTTTCATAAGCTCATTCATTCTATCTGGCCACTTGTTTATTTCATCATGCTGTTCTTGCGTATGTGGCTCAGGTGGTACATCAAATTTAAAACTAATAAGATTCTCAAACGACATTGGGATTTCGTTATAATCATAAAATGTTTTCAGCTTACCATCAATCAACACTATAAACTCACCTTCCAATTTAGACATTAGTTTAGATCGATCCTTGCTGCGTCGATGTCTAAGTTACCTGTGATAGATTCTGTTACGTTGCCACCGACTGTTAAGTTCATGTTTCCATCCACTGTAATATCTAAATCACCGGTGATATAGACTTTATCGTTACCGTGCACTGTCTTAAACCCATTCTTATGATGAGTGACCACGTCTCCATTTGGATGCATTTCAACAAATGAACCGGAACGATGATAGATGTGAATACGTGAATGGTCAGTTTCATTACCATCAGCGTCAGTAGTAAATGAATCATCAATTTCGATTACGTGGCCACGAGGAGTTTCGTGCACAAAGTTCTTTGGATAAACCGCAGCGTATGGAGAATCAGGTTCATCAAAGGGTTCATTGTTTGCTGTCTTAGTTGGGTCAGTACCTTGTGTTACTTTTCTTGCGGCTAAAGTATTTGTACCACGTGCAAGTTGATTCGTAGATCTGTCTCCAGGTGAAGCGTCTTCATACTTTGGCATGGAACCAAGAATCAATGGTAACTGAGAATCTGGTCCATCCATAAAGATGCCAAACACTCGAGCACCGGGTTGTATACCTAAAATATTTCCTAATCCATTCGTCCCACCCTGAGTTACAGGCACTACTGTCTGTGCCCAAGGTAGATTCTCAGCTGGTATCTCTACTTCACTATTCTGGTGTATGCCTATGATTCTTACACGGGCCCGGCCCATTTGAAGTGGATCGTTAATATCAGTAACATTACCCACAAACCATCTAATCTGATCTCCGTAATAATTCATCATTTCGTTACTCTTTTCATGTTACCGATCTTTACGCAGTTCATAGTTATATCATACTTGTCTATAGTTTTCTTAAACATGTGTCTTGCAGAATAAATTAAATAATCGCCAGATTTTTTCTTATCTTCTTTATCTTCGGCATCAGCATGCGTGGCTTGCAGTGAGATAGAAATATTGTTACCAACGGTTTTGTGGAAGTCGCCTTTAAGAAATTCTAATCCATTGATGTTTATCGTAAGAGGATTCTTCTTTAATATAGTATCCATTGTTTCTTTAATTACATTTAATTTATATTCTGCTCCAGTTTTATATTCACCATACGAATTATTCCAATCAGTATATTGAAGCGGACTATCTCCATCTGAATCTCTAAAAGCCATAGATCCACCAACATAGGTGGACTTCATATTCTTGTAAGTGTCTATAGCTTTGTCATTAATAAGTTCACCAAAATCAATCGAAGGATTAGGTTGTCTTTCAGATAGAATATCGTCGTGCACTAATTTTTGAAATAAATCAGTTCTAGAATTGTAGTCAAACGATCTAGTATTTTCTGTTAACGTATCAATGTATTCAAATTTAGAACTAATTAAAGCCTTACGAATTAAATTAAGCAAGTTCTCTTGAGAATTCATTTCGTGATTTTCAATCACTCTTCTTTGAGCTAAAACATCCGTAGTGTCTTGTGCTTTTACTGAGGACACAGTAAAGTTTGGATCTTTATCTCCTGAGTTCAAAGTTGGTCGTAAAAGAATGTCACCTAGATTTTCCATTCTTAATTCGTTGCCAATCAATGTTGAATAAAAATAAAAAGGATAGCCACGATTTGAAACTGCTTTTTTATTTAACCACAACATCGCTTCGATTGGATGCATGTTAGGGACGATCACTTCTATAATGTTCTTATCACTACCAGTTACAGTAACTGTCTTATCTAAAAAGTTACTTGCGATTTTTGTTATTATTTCAGATATTTTACCAGTGTAATGCCTGTTAATATTCTTAAGTGATGAGATATAAAAAATGTCTTCAACTAGATGAATTGTTAATGTCTGCGCGTTATCTTGAATTTTTTGAATTTTTTCTATTTTTGATATGAAAAAAGTTTTTGTAATCTCTACTGAATCTTCTTCTGAGTTACGAATACTTATCTGTATCTTTTCGGATCCTTGTAAGTCAGCGTCTTGATAAAAATTAGAATCATCAACTACGATGAGCCTACCAGTTAAATATGGTTTTTCAATATGCTCAAAAATCTCAAGATCAGTGACAATAGGTACCATCTCAACTGACTCTGCGAGTCTGTTAGATATTAGTAATACTGATTTGAGTTCAAATCCGGATCGCTGTTGTGTCATCGTACGCTTAATGTTTCTCTAAAAGATCTTACAATTTCATTAACAAAATCAGGTCTAATTACTTTGATCTCGCTATCAGCATCGTTCAGTCTTTCTAATCGATTCAAATAAGTAACCTCAGTCAGTTGAGCGCCCGGCCCGACTTCTGGATCAATATCAACGTGTTCACCGGCCGAGTTTTCATAGTGGTGCGCAACATTATACTGATCAGCAAAACTTTGAACCACGATAACTTCAATTACTCCATCGCTATTTGTAGAGTTTACGTTCTCACCAGCAACGAACGTACCACTTACTCCGTCGTCTAAGAATAGCTGACCAAGATCGAGGTTTCTCTCAAGAATCGTAGCGGTTGCTTCTGAAGTCTGACCAGTTAGTGTTTGGCCTACTTTAAACTTATCGGTTAGTTTCGTTCGAGTAGTAATTACTTTTCTAGGATATTTTAATTCTGCAGCTTCGAATAGTTTTCCATTAGAGCGTGGCCAACCGCGTTCTTGAAGTTTAGGATTCATCAAGAAAAAAGTCCAATGATAGTCTGGTCTATTATACAACTTCTGTGAGACTTGGTCTGGTCTTTCGTTCGGCAAGATATAATACTCTTGATAGACTGTTGATGCATCAGCAACTTGATCAATAACCGTGGACATCAGTGTTATGTCTTGAAATACTGCCGTGTCTTGTTCAGTACCAAATAAGTAATCTACATTTCGAAAATATTTAAAATAGTTCGACATACTTATCTCCTACCTCGAAATTCTTCTTCAGTCGTCTGTTGACCATTTTCAAAATGATAGAACGAATCGTTGTCTTCATCTTCAATGTCCTTGCGAGTTTGTGCTTTGTATTCAACAAACGTAAGATTCATATCAATCTCAGTAGGTGCACCATCTTCATGTAGTACTGGAGACGTTGGATTATAAGTAGTACTTACTGCTTTTAGATATGATAGCTTAATTGGAGTACCGATGTTTTTGAATCGACTATCCGTACCTTTTGCTAATAGACGAATCTTAAACATATTAGGATATTCGAATCCTACTGAGAAACTGCCAAACGAAGCAATCTCTTCTGGATAAGCATGAAATCTGAAGAATTGAATAATTGATTTGACTGCTAGTGATTCTTCTCTAGAGCATGGTAAAAATTTAAAATTGAAAACAAACTCACGTACAGACACGCCATTAAAGTTTGTACGTATGTTAGGATTCATCGTAGCTCTAATAGCTAATCCACCGCCTGGACCTACTGCCTGTGCAGCTCTTACTGAGGCCGCTCTACCTAATTCTCCAGAATTAACAAAAGCCTTACCCACATCTACTACAGATTGACCAGCCTGAGATAAACCTTCAAACGCAGCTCCGACTAATGATCCGCCACGATTGATAGCCGCCATTGCTCCAGCACCGAGTTGACCTAAAGATGATGAGGCATAATCAAATCCATCGTTTACTTGGAACCCACCTAATGGAACATACAGGTTAGTAACTTCTCCGTCAAGATTAAAGAATTTTAGATTGCTAGCAGGTTGTTGCCTAGGACCACTATTACCTGGTGGCCCTTCTGTAAACCTATTCACAACTCCTTCAAAGGCTTGCTTGACTCCTAGACCATTTACTGAAGGCGGTATGATCTTGACCGCTTGGAACTTAATCTTAGTCTCATAACGATCCTCTTGGTTTAAAGGATACGTTAGAGTACCATGTCTGTTCTTTGGTCTATCTGCCATGTTAAATCCTATAGATATAGTTAAATAACTCTTTTGGTATTTATAACAAAAAATGGCATACAAAGGACGATACATTGTTGAGAACAAGAAGAAGTACGCTGGTGATCCAACCAACGTAATCTATCGTTCGTTGTGGGAAAGGGATGTTTTTAAATGGTTAGACATGAACCCAAAAGTAAAGAAGTGGTCGTCCGAAGAGATCGTGATACCATATTACTACGATGTTGATAAAAAGTATCACCGCTATTTTCCCGACGTCAAGATCGTCTTCGAAGACAAAACGGTCTTGGTTGAAATCAAACCAGCAAAAGAAACAATCGTCCCAAGAAAAACAGGAAAGAACCAGAGACAGTACGTTACCGAAGCAGCCACGTACGTAAGAAACATGAACAAGTGGGAAGCCGCAAACTCGTTCTGTAAAGATCGTAAATGGGAGTTTCAGATATGGACCGAGGATACCTTGGTGTCAATGGGAATCATGCAGAAGCCGATGAAGAAAGTTCCTGGTAAATTAAAGCCATTGAAGCCATATAGAAAGCGTAAGAAAAAGTTATAAATACCGATATGGCTGAGAGTAGTTTATTTAGAGATCTAGAGATTCAAGCATTTCGTGCTGGGATTACACCACGCACAAGAGAATCTATTCGTTGGTTTCAAAAGAAAGCACAAGAACTTGGTAGGGTTCCACGAAATAAGTTATTAGCCGATGAGGCTTTGGAACTAAAGAATCGTCCTATCACTCGTACAGGCCCACAAGGCAACATGTACATGTATTTCTATGATCCTAAGACTAAGGATAAGCTTCCATACTACGATGGGTTTCCACTCATTATCATGATGGGTCCGGCAAAAGGTGGATTCTATGGATTGAACCTACATTATCTACCGATGACAGTAAGAGCAAGACTCTTAGATGTTTTATTGCAGAACGACAACGCTGGTATTCCAGACAAGTATATCGCACCAGCAATGAAACACTATCTGTTCAAGCACGTAAGAAGTAGATTCGCTCTAGTGGATAAACCCGAATGGGAAGTAGCTACATTTCTTCCTACCGCTGATTGGAATAAGGCTAGCCAGTCGGCAGTACATAGAGATTCACGAAAGAAACTGAGGGCATAAATGGCTGGTAGCATATCTGAAATTAAGAGTTCCATTACGTTTGGCGGTGGACTAGCCAGAACGAATAAGTTTCTAGTCAGTCTTCCATCTCTTGGCGCTGGAGGTATAGTTGGTTTTCTTGGTTCAAGGAACATGAATGTTCTTTGTCGTACAGCGCAGCTGCCCGGCAAACAAATTCTTACTCATGAAAAAAGAATCGGCATGAAGTTTGAGAAAGTAGCTTATGGTTACGCGGTGGATGATGTTACGTTAACATTCTTAGAAACTGCGACTCTACCAGTACGTAGATACTTTGATACATGGAGAGAACTTACCGTAGGTGAAGATACTCAAAGAGCAAAATACAAAACAGAATACCAAAAGAGAATACTAATTCATCAGTTGGCTCAACCGGTGCCGATCGCCGCTTTGCCGATTACGAATCGTATTCCAGCTGACGTACAGGTGACTACATACGCGGTAGAACTTATCAATGCGTTTCCTACGACAGTAACACCTATTGACTTTACCAATGAACTCGATGGATTCGCTGAGACAACCGTATCCATCTCTTATACAAACTGGAAGAGAGTTCCTGCTGGACAACTTTCTTTCTCAATTAACTTTTAGGATTAAATTATGGCACTACCCAAACTTAATACTGCACCAAATTATGAAATGGTTATCCCATCGTCTGGTAAGAAGGTACGGTTCCGTCCTTTCCTAGTAAAGGAACAAAAGGCAATGATGATTGCCGCAGAGAGTAACGACAACAAGGTGATGTTTAGGTCAATACTTGATGTTCTACTCGCTTGCATAGAAGACAAAGTTTACAGAAATCAACTTACATCGTTCGACGTTGAGTATATGTTCCTACAGATGAGATCAAAGTCCGTGGGTGAGAGCAGTGACGTTAGAGTGAAATGCTCAGAGTGTAGTGAGTTCAATGACGTGAATATTAATTTAGAACAAATTAAAGTTGACGTTGAAAAGACCGTTGAAAAAGTTCATCTAACTGATGAGATCATCGTGGAACTGAACTATCCATCATTTAACGATATGATTGATTCTGGAATTGGTGATGGTGAACTTACATCTGAACAGATGTTTAGTGTACTACGTAGCTGTATCAAAAGCGTAGAAACACCAGACGAAAGAATTGATATGAAGGATGTTGATCCTAAAGAAGTAGAAGAATTTATTGAGTCTATGAGTCCTGATCAATTTGAGAAGATCAATCAATTTATTTCTGACATACCACGTTTATCTCACCCTGTTGAATTTACGTGTAAGCATTGCAGTCACGAGAACAAAATCACTTTGGAGGGAATGCAAGCTTTTTTATAGTAGCTCTATCTCATGATAACCTGGAGAATTTTTACCATACGAACTTCAGCCTAATGACCCACTGGAACTGGAGTTTGACCGAGATAGAGAATATGTTACCGTGGGAAAGAGAAATTTACGTGGCACTGTTACTACAACATATACAGGAAGAAAAGCTTAAGCAAGAGGCAAACAAGTAATGGCAACTTTAGCAGCAGTAAACGAAACACTACAAGCGAACAATGATAACGTAGTCACTGGCGATACTATGATCGTTCAGGCCGTTGATCGTTTGAATAATACCATGAGTGGTATGGTAAAGATGATGCAGCTGCAAAATTTAAAATTACTTGAGGCTCTACGTGAGAAGCCTGGTCAGGCAGCACCCGACGCACCTGCAACCAAAGCAGAACCTGATAGTAATCTTGGTAAGATTCTTACTGGTATCGCTGTGTTTGTCAGTGGTTTCTTAGCCGGCCTAGCAGATTCGTTTAAAAAGATATTTGCAATTACAAAGTTTGATAAGGTGATCACAAGTATTGGTAAAACCATCGATGCCTTTACAGATTTTTTAAGAACTCGATTTAAGAGTTTACTGACGGCGACGAAAGAAGGTCCTCTTGCAAAACTTGTTGCTGGTGTTAGAGCTAACTTTACTGAGATCTTCGACTTTTTAAAGAATAGTGTCTTTGGTAAAATCGTCACAGGAATTAAGAATATATTAGTCTTTCCGTTTGAAGGATTATTTGCTGCAGCGGGTGAAGCCAACATTCTTACAAGAATATTTAATGCAGTGACTCGTCCTTTTACAATGATCGTTGATGCTGTTAAGTCTGCCTTCACGATTATAGACACAGCCTTTCCTATTCTCAGAACCTTAGGTGCTACTCTTGGTAGATTATTCGCTCCATTCTTTTTCATAATGACAGCTTTTGATACAGTAAAAGGAGCAATTGCTGGATTTGAAGAAGGCGGTATCCTTGGTGGATTAGCCGGTGCGATTACAGGATTACTGAACTCACTAGTTGGCTTACCACTCGACTTATTAAAGTCTGCTGTTTCATTCGTACTCGGTAAGATGGGATTTGAACAAGCAGAAGAAGCACTCGATAGTTTTAACTTTCAAGATATAATCAAAAAAGTTATCTTTGGATTCGTAGGATTCTTGAGAGGAGTGGTTAACGGAATCATAGAAGGTGTAGCTACTCTCGTTGAAAACTTACCACTAGTACCAGATTCAGTTGGCGATAAGATACGTAGCTTAAAGTTTCAATCGCCTGAAGGAGAAGCTGAAGCAACTCAACCTGTAGACATGGAAGCACCTGAACAACAAGCTGTTTCTGGTGGATTTATGGATGAGTCGTTCAGTCCAGAGCCACCGGTTGCTCAACCAGCTGAAGAAGTTGATAAACAAGCTGGAAAAAATAAATTCCAAAAGATCATCGAGAAAAAAGAAAGAAGAGCAGAACAGATGCAAAGACAGCAGCAGGGTCAAGCACCTATCGTGGTCAATGCTCCTACCATCGATAATTCTTCGACAAGTAGTTCATCGAACGCTATGGTGATGCCGATGGCAGCGCCACACGACGCTGCCGATCCGCTACTAGTTAATTAAAATATACGTAACACCCAGTTTTCTCCACAGTCCTCAGCGTATCGCTCACTATGTAGTACACCATTGGTTTCCATCTTACGTGTCTCGACTACCTGATCGTTCTCTAATAGATCCACGAACCAGCCGTCTTCATCGGTTGTCTTGAAGACGATAGCCTCGCGGCTACCGTCATCAGAATAAAAGTTATGATAATCAGTCCTCATTTGCCAGTCTCGCAAAGTAAGACATCGTGTCATCATCCTCAGATGGAATATCCTCAGCGGTTACTGGTTCCATAGGAGCCGGTGCCGGTTCATTCATCTGATTCATTTGAACTACAGTTGGAGCTCCACCACCTACGGCTTCTTCACCGAGAACTCGTGCAAGTTTTGCTTTGAGTTCATCGTATGACTTGTAGTTCTTTGGATCGGAGAACTCACTGAGATCATGTAGTTGGTTATAGACTGCTTCCAATCTGGTGTCGTCTCCATCATAGAGAGCAGATGGGTTCGCAAACTCTGACTTATCATAGTTACGGTATCCTTCAACATTACGAATTTTAAGTTTAAAGTCAGCACCTTCCCAGAAATCAAATGGATTCACCGGTGATTCATCTGCGAACTCAGGCTGCATTGAATCCATAATCTTATCAAAGATCTTTTTACCAAACTTGTAAAGAAATACTTTACCCTCGTTGGCTGGATTTGATGGATCCTGAAGAACAAGCATATTGACTACATAGTGGAGTCTTCGCTTTTGGTCACGGGCCCGGTCCTTATCAGACTCAATGCCTGAGTTCCAGAGTCGTGAGTTGAGTTCACCAACTGGGTCAGGTTGACCAATAGATGTAAGGCTGTTTTCGATATACCAAAGTCCGGTTGGTCCTTTGAAGCCGTGGTCCCAGTAACGGACCCACGGTAATTCTTGTCCCTCACCGGAAGGCAAGAATCGGAGTACTGCATAGCCATTCCCCGCTTTATCGACTGTTGGTTTCCAGATACGATCATCGGCGTAGCTTTTCTTTTCGCCACCACCTGCTTGATCTGCTGCTTGAATGAGTTTTGCGATTTGATCGCGATTGGATTTTAGATTTGCAAAAGACATATATTACCTCGTATTTACTGAAATATTGACTGTATTATTATACAACGTTCATGCGTCGTTGTACACACTTATATATACGTTTCACTCGAATAACGCCGAGTCTAACGTGTTTTGTTTTGGCAAGAAATTAAGCTGCATTGCCTCAGCTTCAAGCTTGTCTTTAATAATTGGTGAGACAAACTTTTTCATATCTTCTGGTTCAAGATCGTTCTTGTCACACAGATGTAGTATGGCTTCCATATAACTAATCTTGAGTTCAGTAACCGTTTGTTCAACGAGTTTAGTAAACTTTGACTTAGTCAAGAAATCTTGTTCAATTGTCATTTCAATACCCTCAACAATATTGTATCCTCATTTAGTCGCCCGTTTGGTACGGACGGTTTGGTTGTAATTCCTTTAGCTAATAACTCAAACTGTTTTGGAGTTGAGCTGAGTGCCTGTGGCAATATATCCATAGGCTTCCTTAAAGTCCATGCACGAGACTCCCCGTTTATGTTCTTGATTGTTGTACCACTGATAATAAAACCATCGGTTGACTCGGTCTTGTACTCGATCAACTTACGAGTCTTCGTATTGAAACAGAGTAGATGAGTCTTACCAATAATCTGTACAGGATTGATAGACACCACTTTGAAATCGGTATCTTCTTTCTTGTACTTGACTCGAGATATTTGCTTTTCAAGCGATGGTGTTTTCTTGACCGTCTTACGTGTGGCTTTCTTAGCAGCCTTGATGCGATCTAGATCAGCCAACATCGCTTGGCATTCCTTGATGCGGCGGTTGAGTTCAGGTCTTTTAAGATGAGAATAGCCTTCTACTGCTTGTTCACAACGTTTGTGATACGCATCCTCATAATCAAGTAACCATCCCTCAACCACCTCACGGACTGGGATGGTGGCGGAACCACCTAACCCATGTTTACCAAAAGCTTGATAAACATCCAGAGAAGCTTGTTCACCTTCGATCCACGAGTCTTCAAGAGAAAGGAGATCTTGCATTATCGTGTTATTGATCTTTCGTTGTAACCGCTGTTGAGGAGAAAGTTGCGGTTGGCCTGTAAGGACCTCCAACTTTTGTTTGGCATCATGTATAGCCTTTCCACTTTCAAGTAGTCCAGCTAGCTTCTCCATCAGAGACTGTCGCCAGTACTCTGATCTCTCCGTGACTTCCTGCCCTGTGTTGTACCAAAAGGCAGTAGCCGCATAGTGTGTCATGAGAAACTTGTAGTCAGCATTGGCAAGAATGTACCTTGCGTCTTTCTTACTAAAGTTTTTCTTGACGAAAGTCTTGTGTTGTGATATGAGATCCTTACGATCGATCTCGATATGGAAGTAATCTTTTACGGCGTTAAATCCCTTATCGATCGGAGCTCCAAGTACACCAGTACGAGCTCTTGATCTTTGCTTTTTCTTTGGAAGCCGCTTACCCTTCAATGCTGTTAAAGCCATGATGTTTCTCCTCATCAATCAAAATAATAAAAGCCTTTTTGAGTCATGCTTAGGACCACGCGTTCCTTAATTTTTATCCTGGACGAACGGACCATTCCCAGTTGAGTCTTTCTTGTGAGGGCGCTCTATAATTTCCCACCTGCGTCTTAAATTTTTTGAGGTTGCAGGCTTAACCACGTTTGTACTCGTTCCTCAATTGTTAATATATTCTACCATACTTTTCAGCAAATGTAAAGGAAAAAATGCACTCATTCGAAAAAAAATATTCCTAGGTTGTACGGTAGAGGCTGGTATCTCATGTTAACAAACTCTTCTTTACAATTTTCAATCGCTTTTATCTTAGTATCGAGATTAATATCATCAACGAGACAAACCGCTTCTGGTGCTAACTTGTCTTTAATAGTTTTACTAATCACGGTTTCTTTTTCTACCGTTGCATGCGCGCCGTCCCATAGCAC